GAGCGCCAGGGTCTCGCGGCGCTGGGCGTCGGTCATCGGGTCCGTGTCCGGGATGGCCTCGTCCTCCACGATGACGACGGGCGGTGACGATGGGCGGTCCTCGGCGGTCGTCGCCACGGTCGGCCAGGGGAACGGCTTGGGGATCTCCTGCCCGGCCATCTCCGCGACCTGGAACACGTCGAGGAGCGCGCGGACCATGCCCAGCCGCTCCCGTCCGGCGTCGTCGAGGCCGCCGGTGAACAGGGCGTCCGCGAGCTGGCCGTGCTCCACGTACAGGCTGCGCTTGGCCAGCGCCAGCAGGAGCGCCCGGTTGTGGTGGTTGCGCGGGACCAGGCCGCCGTTGCGGAAGCCATCGGCCATCACGACCCGCAGCGCGCACTCGTCCGCCGCGGTGATCCAGTCGCCCCGGTGCATGGCCGCGTACATCTTGGGGAACGCCGCGCCGGTGCCGGCCGCCCACGCGATGCTCATGCACACGGTCTGGGCCTCCACGGGCCACGTCACCATGGCCGGGTAGGTCTTGAGCAGCGCCGACTCGAACTCGTCGAAGCGCACCAGCGTGGCCCGCTCCAGTTCGTCCGGGGGCAGCTCGATCTTGACGTGCTTGCGTGCCTCGCCCGCCCCGATCTGCGCGATCCGGTCGCGGACCGCAGCGGGCGCCGACATCAGCGCGTGCCACGCCTCGTCCACGTCGGCGCGCGTCGCCGGCTGCCGGGTCGCGGTGAGGATCCACCGGTAGGTGTAGGCCAGCGCCAGCGACGGGGTGACGCCGATGGCCACGGTCCACACCTTGCGCCGGCACAGGTACGGCCACGGGATGATGCCTTCCTTGTTGCGGTTGAAGGCAATCCATCCGGCGCGGATGCTGGGGTCGAGTCGGGTCATGGGGTGTCCTTCGGTCGCTGCGTTGCCGCGGCTTGCAGCACGTCTTCCTCGCCGCACTCGTCCCAGGTGAACCACAGGGCGCCGCACTGGTCGCAGCGGAACCGCTCCGTCCCGGGCGGGTAGACCCACCGGGCGCCATCGTCGCCACGCTCCAGCCCGGCCACGTCGGCGCGGCGCACGGTGCCGCGGCAGCCGTCTTCCTGGCAGGCGAACGGGCGGTGCGGGTCCGGGTCGGTCACGGGTCCTTCAGGTACGCCTCGACCACGGCGTCCAGGTTCAGCGGACGTAGCGCCGCCTCCCCGTCGCGGAGGATGCGCCGGGCCAGGTCCAGGCCCATCGCTGGCGTCTCGGCCACGCGGACGTCGCTGGTGTGGTAGGTGTACGCCGCGCGGGCCTCGCACAGCAGTGCGAGGTATTCGCGGGCGCAGGCGTCGCGGATGCGCTCCGGGGGTAGCGCCGCCATCACACCACCCGGATGCGCCAGGCGAGGCGCCGGTCCCCCAGCCACCACCCGTTGGCCTTGCGGACCAGCGTGCGGGTGCGCGCCCGGATGGCCGTCGGACGGGGGCGCTTCTTGTCGTCGAGGTTGGCGAAGTCGTCCTGCCCGCCGTCGACGGACATGACCGCATCGCCGCCGGTCCCGACGACGACGAACCCGTGCGCCACGCCGCCCCACTCTGCCAGCCACCGTTGCCGCGCGGTCGGGTCCTTCGGGGGTGAGCCGCCCTGCCCGACCATCACGAGGTCGCCGGGGCGGATGTCTGGCGCAGCGTCGCCACGCCAGAGGTCCGGCGTGAGGTAGCCGCGCTGGCGCCCCCACTCCGTCAGCAGCGTCTCGATCTGCCCGAGGGTCTTGGCGTAGGGGGTGCGGAGCGCATCGACGCGCCGGCCGTGCAGCGTGATCTCGCCGGGCAGGCACCACGCCCCATCGGCGTCCTGCTGGGTGGCCAGGATGGCGCGGGCGTGGAGCAAGCACGCGCTCTGCGTTGCGGCCATCTGCACCGCGGCGGCCAGGTCGTCGAAGGGGTGGATGGCCTTGGCGTAGGCCGGGCGCTTCGCCTTGTCGCCGTAGGATAGGTCCACGGTTTCGAGTGCGAGGAGGGTGTTGGTGTCGTCGAAGGCCATCGGGTCACCTTGCCAGAGCGGGTCAGGGGGTCGCGCGGACCATGGCGCCGACGTGGCTGCTCACCGCAGGTACGGGCCCGTCCGTCTCGTCGGCCTCCGGCACGCAGGACACCGCCTGCACGCCACAGCAGCCTAGCCAGATCAGCACGGCCAGCAACGCCAGGCCGAGGGTCATGTTGATCTGCCGCTCCTCCTCGCCGGGCACGTCGTCGTCATCGTCGTAGGTCATGTGCTTCCCGCCGTGATCTGGAACGTCTCGTAGCCGTCCCCGTTGGGGAAGCTCTGCACGTCGCCCGTATCGAACGTGACCCGCACCGTGAACTCGTAGATGCCCGCTGCCGCCGGCTCACCGCTCGCCCACGTGTAGGTCACGCGACCGGTGGGCGAGGACGGGATGACCAGCGTGCGGGTGGTCCACGTCGTCGCCCCGCGTAGCCGGTACTGGAGCACGGCGCCGGTGACCGGCATGGTCGCGTCGTTGAGGTTGAACGCCACGCCGTCACGGGTCAGCGTCGCGGTGAAAATCGGTAGCGTGTCGTCCACGCGCTTCAGGATCGATGGCACGGAGGTAGCCCTTGTCGTGGTGCGGGTGGTGAGGACGGCGGTGACCTGCCTGGCCACGGCGGCACTCGTGGTGGTGCGCGTCGTCAGCGCCCGGGTGACGGTCGGGAACCCGAGTCCGGGGAACTGAAGGCGCAGCGTGCCATACGCCCCGACGGGGACGCCGCCCACGCCCGCACCGGACAGGGACAGCGTGCCGCTGCCGGTGGACGCCACGGCCACGCCGCCGGTGCAGACGCCGCCGATGGACAGAGACCCGGTGCCGGTCCCGGCCACCGCTACCGTCCCGGAGAGCGCGCCGCCGAGGGACAGCACGCCGGGCGCCGCACCGCCGACAGGGACGCCGCCGGACGCGGTGCCGGCCAGGGACAGCGCCCCCAGGGCAGCGCCGCCCACCGGGACGCCGCCCACGCCCACGCCAGCCATGGCGAGGGACGCCGACGCCGTGCCCCCGACGGGGACGCCCCCGACGCCGACGCCGGCCAGGGACAGGGCACCGGCCCCGGTCGCCCCGACCGGGACGCCGCCGGTGACGGTGCCGGCCAGGGACAGCGCCCCGGCGCCATCGGCCCCGACCGGCACGGACCCGGCGACCACGGCGGCCAGGGTCAGGGTGGCGACCGCTGACGCACCGACCCCGATGGACCCGGTGATGGTGCCGTCGAGGGTGCCGCCGGACGGCGCCTCATAGAGCGAGCGGAGGACGAGTAGCATGGGCGGACCTCACCTCACTGTTGCGCGAGGATCTGGAACACCTCGGCGCCGGACGACCGCAAGACCGTCGGCAGCCCCGCCTTGGTGGACCCGTCGACGAAGGTGACCATGCTCATCCGGCCGCCGACGATGGCCGTGCCTTGCGTGAACCGAAGTTGCGCCCACTCGTCGAGGTGCCGGTGAAACGCATTGAACCGGTAGAACGTCTGGCTCCCGTTGCCCTGGATGTAGGCGTACTTCCCGCCGTTGATGGTGTTGGCGCCGTCGTAGACGAGGCAGGACCCGGTGGTCAGCGTGGGGCCGGACCCGTACACGACCGCGTTGCTCCACAGCCCGTTGGTGCCCCCGGCGATGTCCAGCACGTCCAGCGTCGTCACGCCGCCACCGCGCCAGGTGAACACCTGTGACCAGCGGAAATTCTTGTCCGGGTCCTGCGTGGTGTACGTGGTCGGAATCCCGAACGCCTGGAACGCCATCACGCCGGCCGCCACCGCGCCGCCGCGGACGCCATAGGTGGTCGTGCTCCAGGTGTCGCCGGTCTGCGCCGAGCCCACGGTGTCCGGCGCGTAGGTGAAGGTTGACGTGCTGGCGCTGGACCAGAGGATGATCTCGTTGTTGTTCTCGATGACGAACTGGCACGTGGCCGAGGGCGTCACGGTCCAGTTCCCGTTGACCGTGTAGACCGGGCTGGAGCCGGCCGTGTGCGAGGTAATCCGGCGGCGCTGCCCCACCGCAGTCGGGGTGGTCGTGTCCTTGACGATGCGGATCTGGAAGTTGCGGAACTCGTTGGCCAGCACGCTGGCGTCGCCGCCGGTGGCCTGCCCGGTCAGCGTACCGGCCGCGGACGCCGTGGCGGTCAGGGCGCGACCGCCTACGCCACCGTCGCCGGTGCCCAGCACGAACCCTTCGCTGGGCACGCAGTTGGAGGGGGTGTAGCCCTCGTCCAGGCAGACGATGGCCGAGTCCGTCCCGATGGTCGCCGGGAGGTTGGTGGTCCCGAGGTTGCCGGAGAAGGAGTTGGTGGCGACGTCGTAGTATTTCCAGACGCCCGCGGCCAGCGTGCCGGCGGACAGTAGGTAGACGCGACCCGACAGGATCTCGTAGCCGTCCCCCACGGCCGGCGTGAAGGTGAGCGGCGTGTCCAGCACAATCGTCGGCGTGGTGCCGCCGCTGTTCGAGAGGATGCGCCGCTCCTGCACCAGCCCGCTACCGCCCGCGGAGTTGCCGATGATGCGGATGGTGAACCCGCCGTCGTCGCCGAGCATGTTCAGCCCGACGGCCGCCGGGAGCGCCGTGGACAGGGTGAGCCGGGTGGTGCTGGCGCCCGCGGCGATGGTGCCACGAGGACCGCGTGACGGCGCCATGACGCCGGTAGCCCCAGCCCCGAAGGTGCCGGTCAGGGCCGGCGACCCGACGAGGGACCAGCCGTTGTTGTTGACGTTGTACTGATTCAACACCGTGGCGCTGACGAGCTGGAACAGTGCGTGGTAGCGCATCTCCGAGCCGCGCAGGTCGCTGATCATGCACCCGCCGGCAGCCGAGGCGTTGGGAGCCACAGCCAGCGGGCGCCACTCCGGCAGGTCGAGGATGCTCTTGAATCCAAAGGTGGTCGCCATCTCAGGTGATCCTTGCGCGGACTTGCATCGCCCAGGTGGTCTGCGCCGCGTCGAAAAGTTTGGTCTGCCGGGCGTCGAAGCCCGCGATCTGGTTGAGCGTGGTGACGGTCGCCACCGTGGTCACGGTCGTCACGGTGGTCACCGTCGTTACGCCCGTCACGGACGCGACGGTGCCGAGGGTCTGCGCGGTGTTGATGTCGATGAGCGCGCGGAGACGCCCGGTGGCCGGGTCGTTGGCCGTGGCCAGCGCGCCGCCCAGCAGGCGGCCCATCTGCTTGAGAGACTCGGCCATGTCCGCCAGCAACGCCGTCTGCGTGACGACGCCGTGCTCCTCGCCGGTGAGGTCGCCGCGCCGCACAATCGCGGCGTGCGCGTCCGGGTCGGTTGGGTCGCTCAGGTTGACCCGCTGGCGCTGGACCTGATCGCCCCCGACGGTCACCTCGGTTACGTCGATCTTCTTGCCGGCCCCGTCCGGGGCTACCTGAACGAACTGGTCGGACATGGGCTACCTCAGAGCCCCGACGCGATGGCCGCGGCGTCGATGGCGTTGTCGATGTCGATGCTGCTGTCCTCGGACGCGAGCACCGTGGTGCCGTCGGTGTCGAGGATGGTGCAGTTCCAGACCGCACCAGTGAACTTGAGGACGACGCTGATGCCGATGCGGGAGGAGAGCCAGGAACGGAGGTCGCCGAGGGTGATCATGGTGGGTGTGCCTTTCAGTACGAGGAGGGGATGGTCATGGTCAGGCTGGTCACGTTGACGGTGACGCCTGCGGTGATGGTGGCGGTGGGCAGTTCCAGGTTGCTGGTGCTGCCGGTGGCGCCGACGCTGCCGTCGACGTAGGCGGTGCTGCCCGCGCTGTTGGTGATGCGGAACCACGTCGCGGTCCCGGTCGCCACGGCGACGGCCCCGGTGATGGCGCCGGCCGCCTTGCTGCCCGACGACGCCGCCGCCCATGCGGTTGCGTTGAGGGTGAGTTCCGCGAGCAGCGTCTGGCCGCTGACGGCGGTGTCCGGGGTCGCGGGCTGTGACCCGTCGTAAATGCGAATCTTGCCGGAGTTCTGAGCGCTGCCGAAGATCGCGTCGAGGCCCGCGTTGCGCAGCGCCATGCTCAGGCGTAGGGAGGTCGCCATGGGGTTATTTCTCCTGGATCAGGGTGGGTATCTCGTCGCGGGACCAGGCCATCTCCGGGTCGTGGTCGCTGAGGTCCGGCAGCGTGGGCCGGTCCGGTGTGGCGGCGAACCGGGCGACGAGTCGCGCCCGCAGCCGTTCGCGCTTCACCTCGGTCAGCGGGTCCTCGTCCTCGACGGCCAGCAGCGCGACCGCCGCCAGGGCCTCCGGGGTCACCGGGCAGCGCTCCCGGACGCGCTGGCAGACGGCGCGGGGGCCGGGGCGCCACCCCGCTGGAACTCGTCCAGAAGCGCGTTGGCGGCGTCGACGGCCAGGCTGGTGCATTCGTCCTCGTCGGCCTTGCCGGCGCACGCATCCGCCCGGGTGAGCACCGCGCGGGCCTTGGGTACGAAGACCACCGCGCGGGCCACGACGGACAGGCACACATCGCGCTCGTGACCATGCACCGCAGCGCACGCCAGCCGGGCCAGAGGCAGGCCGGCCTCGACGTGCTCAGCCGCCACGCGGAGGTCATGCAGCGCATCGCCGGTCTTCTCGACGACGCGAGCCGGGGACGGGGCGCCGGCACACGCGGCGACGGTGCCGACGACCAACCAGGCCGCGAACGGCACGCGGTCCAGGGCAGCGATGTGGCGGATCACGGCGCACCCCCGGCGCCGCCATCGGACGGGGGCGCGTTGCTGGCGGTGGCGTCCTTGGCCGGGAACATCGACGCCACGACCTCCACGGCGATCTTCGGCAGGAAGACGCCGGCCAGCGGCTTGAGGATGCCGCGGAGCACCGGCGCTACCCGCTGCGCCAGGATGACGGCGGACGCCCACTGCGGGGACGCCGCCGCCTGCTCAGGGGTCAGCGTGATGTTGGCCATCCACAGGACGACCAGGCACAGAGCCAGGGCCAGGGCTTGCAGCGGGTGCGCTTGCAGCCACGGCAGGATTGCTTGGATTTCGGGCATATCGGTCGAGCCTCCAGACGTGCTGTGAAAGGAAGTTCAAGAGCAGCCCCACCACGGTGATCACGGTGGTGCTCAGGCCGACGGCCTTGGCGACCTTGGCCAGCCCGGTCTCGGCGGTGGCCAGGCGCTCGCCCTTGGCGGTGCCGTCGCGGGCAGCGATCTGGAGCATCGACACCAGTTCGTTGTGGCGTAGCCGGTCGAGTTCCTCCTGAGCGTCCGCGCGCCGGGTGAGCGTGTCGACGCTGCGCTCCACCTTGCCGACGCGCTCGCCGAACGCGAGCATGAGGTCGGCCAGGTTGCCGATGGTCTGGTGGTGGGACGCGCGCTGCTGTCGGCTGTGCTGCCGGTCGTCCTCGACGGCGACCAGCCGGGACTCCATCGCGGAGAGCATCGCGCGGAGTTCCGTGACCTCGGCGAGGAGGTCCGCCTCGCGGTCACGGTGGCTCATGGCGTGGGCAACCGCTCCAGCCACCCGGTCACGTACCCCGGGTTGGCGCTCAGGTCCTCGGCGACGACGCACATCTTGGCGAAGCGGCCGTCGACCGGGTTGGTCACGGGGCCGGCGTTGAGCACGTAACTCGTCGACGAAACATCCATGCTGGCGCCCGTGGTGTCGATGGTCAGCGCCACGCCGTTCACCCACACGCTGTAGTTGCCGGTCGTGGTGTTGCCGCCGCCGCGGTAGACGATGACCAGCGAGAACGGGTCCGTCCCCGTGGGCTGCCACGTGGACACGCGGCGCGAGATGGTCGGGCTGGTGATGTCCGCGGCGAAGGACAGCCCGGGCGACGCCGAGGTCGGGCCGCCGATATGCACCCGGAACCCCCGCGTCGTGCCGCCCACCACCACCAGCACGTCCACGTCGCTGGTGCCGATGGTGGCGTTGTACTGCGCCCGGATACCGAGGGTCTTGGCGCTGGCCGACGCGAAGTTGGACACGCGCCCGATGGCGTCGTCGCCGTGGTCCCCCACCATGGCGACCTGCGATCCGATGGCGCCCAGCAGCATCCGGCGCCCGGCCGTCGCCTGCTGCCAGTCGCCGGCAGGGCCGCCCTGTGGCACCAGCGCGCCCACCGGGTCACCCGGCGCGGTGGCGGCGACGGTCTTGCCGGTGGTGGTCCACGTCGCCCCGGCGGCGCCCACGTCCAGCCACTCCAAGGGCGTCGAGTCCCCGGGCGACCAGATCACACCGGGCGGACCGGCGGCGCGGCCCAGGCCCAGACCCAGGCCGAGGCGCATCAGAGGTTGTCCTCGGGTGGGGACAGCACGACCAGCGGCGCGCCGGGCAGGCCCAGCTCCGCATAGAACGCATCGACCGTGACGCGGGTGGTCTCCCAGTCCACGCCGCCCGGGATGGGCAGCGCGTCGATGACGTCCACGGTGATCTTGCCGGCGGCGCTCCCCGGCGCGGCGATCTCCTTCGGTGGGAACAGCAACCGGCGCGCCCTGCACCCGGCGTCGTAGAGCGCGCCGCCCGCGCGGAACTCGCTGCGAATGAGCAGGATCTCGGCCTCGCTGAGCGTCATCGCCCCGGCGTAAAAGGACGGGTTCGCGTAGTCGCCGCCGTCCGGGCCGAGGCGCTGAGTCAGGGTCACGGCGTCCACCGCGCCGCCGAGCCTCACCAGGGTCTCGATCAGGTACGCCTGGAGGCTGGCAGCGACGGCGGGCGGGGCGGCGAAGATGACGGATGAGGCGGGGGCAAAGGACATGATGACCTCTCGGAGCAGGTGACGGGTGAGCGTGGCGTGGAGGGCGAAAAGGACGCGCGTGGCGAGCGTCACCGCTTGGCTTCCAGGTAGGCCGCGGCGGCGATGCAGTCGGCCTCGGCGAGCGCGCTGGTCCACACCATCGACTCAGCGATGGCGGCGTCGCAGACCTCGGCGGGGACCGACGTGGCCAGCCAGCGCGTGTTGCCGGTGGCGGCCACGTTGCCACCGGTGGCGGTGGTGATCTCCACCCCGTCCAGCCAGATCCGGTAGGACGAGGCCGCGGTGGCGCTCACCCCGTCGTACCGGACGACGATGCTGTGGATGGCGTTGCTCAGCAGCGCCGGGCTCGTGCCCTGGATGCACACCGCGCTGGTGGTGCTGCGGTCGACGCCGACGTGCCACCCTTTCGCGCTGGAGGCGGTCAGGCCGCTGTGCCGGAGGATGATCTGCTGAGGCGACGCCCCGAGGCGGATGACCGTCTCGGACGCCGTGGCCCCCGGTGCGCTGAACACCTCGAACAGCGCCGCGAAGGTCTTGGCCCCCGCGGAGAAGGTCGCGGTCGAGCCGAGGTTGTCGTCGACGTTATCGGACCGCGCCGCCAGGACGCTGCCGAGCGCGGTCAGGTACGGCTGAAGCGTGCCCGATGCTTGCGAGAAGTTCGTGCCATAGCGGGCGTCGATCCGCGCCACCGGGTCGCCTGCCGTGGTGGCGGCGACGGTGCCAGCGGTGTCCTGCCAGATGCGCCCGAGGGTGACCTCGTGCCACCACGCCGGAGCGCCGGGGGTGTCCGGGGTCCACACGGCGCCGCCGCGACGACGGAGCGCGGAGAGGAGGGCGCTCACGTCACTCCCCCTTGTAGACGGCAACGACGTGGACCCGCACGGCGCCGGCCGTCAGCGTCGCGGTGCCGACGGTGTTGCGCATCACAAGGGTTTCCGCCGCCGACGAGTAGGCCGAGGTCTTGCCGGTGAAGTCCGCGCCTGACTCGGCCGAGTCGGCGCCGATCAACTGCCCGGCGGTGGTCGCTGCGGTGGCGAGGAGCAGTTCGTTGTAACTGCCGGACATGCCGACGCTCAGCGTGGCCGTGCCGCTCACCGGTGCGGCGTCCACGAAGATTTCGCAGACGGTGATGGCGCAGCCGGCGGGCAACTTGAACAGCGTCCGGTCGTTGTTCCCCACGGTGTCACCGGAGATGGTGAACCGCTGCGTGAACTCGATGACGCGCAGGCCCTCGCCAACCAGCGAGCCGTTGGTGGTCTGGTCGGTGAAGAGGCGCTTGACCTGCCCCGGCGCCAGGTAGCAGAAGCCACCGCCGTCCCCCTGGATCCGCAGCGTGAAGGTGCCGGTCGTGTTGTTCTGGAACAGGTTGCAGCGCGCCGTGCCGCTGGGCAGCGCGACCGTGCGGTCCCCGGAGAGCGCGCCGGTCAGCCGGATCACGCCGGCCTGCATGTCAGCGTTGGTCGGCGAGATCGACCCGGACCCGGCAACGTCGATGCTCCCGGTGGTGAGGCGGAACCCGCCGTCGCGGTGCCCCTTGTAGGCGCCGATATCGATGGTGTCCGCCAGCTCCAGGGCGAAATACGGCAGGTCCGTGATGCCGCTGTTGTAGGCGAGGAAGCCCCGCGGGGCGGCCGGCGCCGTGGTCAGGCGCACGGTCATCACGCTGGATACGTCCTTGATGACCAGCAGCCGTGCTGCTGCCGCCGAGGACAGATCCGCCGGCACGCCCGTGATCCTGGAAACGGTCGGGTTCGGGTAGGTGCCGCTGAGGTCACCGCCCGCACTGCCGGACGGGGCGCCACCGGCGGCGCGCTGACCGTCGTTGACCGCTTTGGTCCAGCCGTTGGGACCTGCCTCCGTACTCTCCCCCACGGCGATCTCTTGCAGCCCGTTGGCGTTGAGCACCTTGACGGCCAGGG